GCCGCCATCATCGCTTTCGTCGAAGATACGGGGACTCCTTTCGCTTCCGACGTGGATATCTGCATCGGCCTGGGTGAACTCGGCCTCCTGAGAGACTTGGACCTCGATATCTTCGATGCGATCGACACCGGGGTTTTTACCGCGAGCAGCCAGATCGTTCTCAAGCCGCCGAACTTTGTCGCAGACCGCTCGCTGACGTTCTCATCGGGCGGGAAGACCTACCCGCTGATCCAGAAGACGCGGGAGTACATCCTTGACTACTGGCCGACAGAGACTACAACGGCCGCCCTGCCGAAGTATTACGCCGATCTGGACGACACGCGATGGATCGTCGCCGGAACGCCTTCAACGGCGCATACCTGGACGGCGCACTTTATGAAGCGGCCGGCGGGTCTGTCGAGTACGGTCGCTACGACGTGGCTCGGGACAAATTGCCCGGATGCCCTCCTGTACGCCTGCCTCGTCTATGGGGCAGAATACCTGAAGCAAGGCGAATCGCTTCCGATCTGGGAGCAGGAGTACGTCAAAGTTCTCAGTTCGGCTAGGAACGAAACCCGTCACCATCGCCGCAAGGACTACGCGCCGATGACCATGACGCCGATGCCGCGAGCGGAGCGATGAATGGCCCTCACCGAAATCAAGATCGCGCCCGGTCTTTTCACGGTGACTACGGATCGTGGGGCAGTAAACCGTTGGAAATCCGGTAACAAGGTTCGTTTCCACAACGGCATGCCGCAGAAGCTCGGCGGCTGGCTGAAGTACGATACGGATACTTTCTCCGGTATCTGTCGTCTCCTGATNGACTTTGCTTCGCTCGCCCTTGTGCGCTACAAAGCCTTGGGTTGCACCAGCAAGTTCTACGTCGAGACCGGCGGCACTTTCTCCGATATTACCCCCGCAGGTCTGGCGGCCGGCGTGACTGATTCCACTGATGGCGGCGCGCAATGCAGCGTCTGGACGGCTGACAACTGGGGCGAAGACCTCATCATCAATCGTCGCGGCGGGTCGATCTACAGGTGGGATACCTCCACTGGGGTTGGCACGGCTGCAGCGGTGATAGCTGCTGCGCCGACTTCGGCCAACGGCCTGTTCGTCTCGCCCCTGGGGCTGCATCTTGTCCTCTTGGGAGCCCACAACGGCACCTACCTGGACCCGATGCTGATCCGCTGGTCGAGTAGCCAAGACTACGATACGTGGACCGCTGCTGTCGGTAATACCGCGGGCTCCAAGCACCTGAGCACCGGCAATCAGATCATATGCGGCATCAAGACGCTCTCTGGCGAGTATGCCATCTTCACCGACAGTCATCTTTGGAGCATGACCTACGAGGGGCAGGACAACCTGACGTTCGACTTCCACGTCAGGGGAGAGAATCGTGGCATCCAGGGTCCCAATGCAGCCATCGAAGTGGACGGCATAATCTACTGGATGGGATCAAGGGACTTCATGGTCTACGACGGCACGATCAATGTCCTGCCCTGCGACGTGCACAACACCGTGTTCGGGGATGTGAAGACGCCGCTCATCAACACGGTCCAAGGCTTCAAGGTCACGGCCCACTTCAACAAGCAGTTCCGCGAAATCTGGTGGGACTACCCGGCCAATGCGCAAACCGAGAACACGAATTACGTCATCTACAACATCGACGAGAAGCACTGGTCGTCGGGCACTCGTGTGAGAACGGCCGCCGTCGGAAACTCCGATATCTTCGATTACGTCTATGCAGCCGGCGCCGATGGTTACATCTATAAGCACGACAGCGGAACCGAGGACGGAACCGCAGCCATGACGGCGACCTTGGAGAGCTACGATATCGAGCTTCCGGGAAACGCGCAAATGAATGGCTCTGGCGAGTTTTTGGCATTCTGCGGTCGAGCGATACCAGACTTCAAGGCGCTCACCGGAACGGTGGCTATGAGTCTGAAAACGAGGAAGTACCCACAGGGAGAGCAAATCACCAAGGGGCCGTACTCGATCACGTCATCGACCGGGAATGTGTCTGTGCGTGCTCGCGGGCGTCAGATAGCCATTGCCCTCACCAGCACCGCAGTCTCGGATGACTGGCGCTACGGTGGCATTCGCCTCGATTTGCAGCCTGACGGGAAAAAATAATGGACTTCGGTTTCCCTCGGTTCGGAAACACCTACAACGGCGCGCAGTTGCGCAATTTTTCCACGCGCGTCAGTAATGCGCTCAATAGAATCTACGGCAGAGACCCGCTCTTTTATCACAAGAATGGGCTGGCTGGCGTCGTCATCGGTACTGCTGGAATTGCAGGAACTGATGCGACGGGGGCATACACGTTCTTCATTGATCCAGCGGATGGGGCGGCGAGTTTTGCGGGAGACATTACTGGATCAACGGGCACTTTCTATGGGTCCATATCCATTGGTACTTCACCTAACTGGTTCAAAGCGGACTCAAGCGGTATCTGGCTAGGCGGGGCGACGTTTGCCACATCGCCGTTCCGCGTCGCTATGGCTGGAACAGGCGTCATGGGAGGTTTCACCCTCGGCGCAACAACGCTGACCGCGACGAGCGGCGGCAACACGACCATTCTTTCCTCCGGGGCCACGTCTTTTTCCTCCGGCCCGACCGGATCGCCTACCGTGACGATCACGCAGGCGGGTGATATTGCCGTGTCAGGTAGTGCAATTTTCTCCGGGGCCACAAGCACCAGCAGCGGGCCGCCGGGAAACTCTGCCAACACCGCCGTTTATGTGAGCGGGGCAAAACACGGAATTGCCGCAATCGCCTCGGGCACATATGCGGCGCTCTACGCGGAAACGAGCGGGGCCGGCGCATCAGGTCCGAGTTTCTACGCGACCAACAGCACCACAGGGACGGCAACGAATTGGCCCGTTCATGCCGTCTCGCTGACCGCGACCGTTGCGGCCATACAAGCCACTGCATACGGCACCGGGAATGCCATTACCTCAAGTGGGCCGATCAAAATCACCGCAACGACTGCCCCGGCGCTCGACATCTGGAATACCCCGGTTGGAGCATCGAAATTCAGTGTGAATGGGAATAACGGCAACACGCTTATCGCCGGCACGCTCGGCGTAACGGGCGCGATTACAGGCAATCTCACCGGCAACGCTTCAGGAAGCGCGGCCACCGTGACCGGCGCAGCGCAGACGGCTATCACTTCTCTTGGCACCCTTACTGGACTGACGATAGCAGGTAATGTCGATTCTGGTTCAGCGTGGACTCATGCGATCGGATACCCAAATCCATTCTCGATTATATATGCGTTAACCCATTACGGTTACAGCATGTTGATGCCGGAAGACACCTCCGGCACGGTCTATAATGACAGTGCAAGCTTGGGTCAAATATCTATCCATCAGACACACAATCTGGCCGCCGCAAAGTACAAACTCGGTTCTGTACCTGGGACCGGCACCCCGCCCTTTATGTACTTCAACATCGGCGGCAAAGTTTGTTTGTTCGTTGACGCCACTGGCGCTGGAACGCAATGTTAATAGGAGACAAGATGAAACTAATTGCAGCACTACTGTTGTTCGTATCAACACTTGAGTGCCAACTGGGAGAGCGGAAATGACCAAAGACGAGTGCATAGCCGTCGTCAAGAATCAAATTGAACTGATGAACGACAACGCCGGGAACAGGATTACCGTGGCGGTAGCCACTGGTATTTGCTTTTTACATGAACAGTTCGTCAACACATTGGTTGTAACCGAGAAGCCTGACGAGAAGGTTGCTGACCAGAAAAAGGTCAAGAAGGAATAGCCATGGCACAATTCACAGACCAGCAGATACGCGAGTACATCGATCAGAATCTGAACAACCCGGACCTGCCTGCGCAGATCGCGGCAGCCGTCGCTGCTGGTCAAGTGACGTTGACAGATATCGCAAGGGTTTCCGGTGGTACTGTGCCCTGGCGGCAAGTAGCACAGTTTGCAGGGATACAGCCAACACTAACCGGACAAGAAGAAGAACAAATCCGGCAATATGTCATTGCGAATCGCGATAATCCTGCCGCAACCAGGGCAGCTATGGAGCAGGTCGGGGTTACTGCTGCCGATGTGAAGCGTGCCCTTGAACCAATTCGCGCCCAGGCTATGTCAACGGGCTATGACGAAGCAAATCAATGGCAAGGTGGGGACATAGGCCAGGGCGCAGGCGTCGATCCGATAGAGTTGCTGAACAAACTGTACTACGACGGCATAACCGTTGACCCGCAAAATACCGATGAGGTAGGCCGCTGGCTCAAGGCGCGCAATTCACAATCTGCTGCACATACACAACAGTTGCTAGCTGAGTTGTGGGGTGGCGCAGACAAGGTTCCGAAAGACGAGGAATATCATCGCTTCGTTGATGCAACATGGCAAAAAATTGGCGACCAGGATCGTGCCGACAATCGGAGGATGAACACGATAGGGAAACTGATGGTAGGTGGAATAAGCGGCGTTATAGCAGCGCCGTATTTGGCAGGAGCGATAGGATCGACCACAAGTGCTGGTGCGACGTATGGCGCGGGTGGAGGGGCATTGACTGCGGCTGAGATTGCAGCAGGAAATGCCGTCACAGCAGGCGGAGCCGGGGCGATCGGCGCGACCGCTGCCGACCTCTCAGGTGCGGCAGGCGTAGAACTGGCGGCCACTGGGGCGGAGATGACAGCCGCTGAAGCGGTAGCAGCGCAGCAGGCAGCGGCAGCGGCAGCGGCAGCCAAAGCCGCAGGAGTAGAAACGCTCGGCACAAAAGCTGCGGAAGCCGAAGCAGCGAAGGCAGCGGCTGCAAAAGCCGCTGCGAAGATTGCCGCCGGTGGCGCAGCAGCAATTACGACACTGCCTGATGCGGATCACCCTTACGGGACGACAAATGGTGTCTCCAATGCAGGCCCGAACGACGAAGACCCGTATGGTGGAGACACAGAAAAAGCTGCTGAAGACTTACGGACGGCGTACGCAACAGGCGATGACAGCATCATTTCGAGCGTGATTGACAAGATATCCAAGGCTTTTAAGCTGGGAAAGGATGTAATAACAAGCCTCGCCGGTAATCTTGGCCTCACCGGAGGCCAGTTTATCACTGGGGCGGCGCTGCTCGCCGCCATCGCTGCCGATGCCAAGACGGTAAAGCAGAATATCGTCACGACCACCCCGGATCAAAAAATTACCGATGCCTCGGGCAATCTCATTGACTTGGCTAGGACGTATGCGCCGGCGATCATGAATTTGTCGGATAACGAGGTTTATGCAGGAAATCTCGCCGCCAGTTCAGTAGGCGCGACGCAGCCGTATCTGGACCGTTCTGCCGCTTTGACCGAGGCCGGCGCTGCGCCGATCACGCAAGCGCAAATCGAGTCCTACATGAATCCATATCTGGATCTGGTGGCAGGCCGGGTAACGGAAGCCGGAAAGATTCAGGAGAACGCGGCGACGCGGCGTGCGGCGATGGCCGGGGCAGACTTACCAGGCACGACACCAGGCATGGGCAATCAGGCCGATATCGCCTCTGGAATCGTCGGCCGGAACACGCTCGATGCCTTGGGAGTAGTCTATGCCGGCGGCTTCGACAGGGCGCTCGGCGCGGCAGAGAGAGGAGCTGGACGACAACTGACCGGCGGCACGAATTTCGCGAACCTCGCCACGACAGCGCAGGAGGCGACAAACGCTCAGATCAGCAATCTGACTGAGACCGGATCGCTGGCGAGAGACGCCGCCATATCCGGGCTCAATGCTGGCGGTAACGTGATTGACACGGCACGTCAAGGAATGCCTTCTACAGTCACGACCACGCTTCCTGCGCCGAGTACCACGGCACAACTGGTCGCCGCAGCGGCGGCTTTGAATGCCTTCGGTAACCGTCCACGGTACGATCCGAATACTGGTAATCTGATACCAAACTAAGGGGCTCACATGGCCGACGACACCGCAGAACTGATTCAGAGGATACTTGCTCGTGGTCCGACCGAGGAAGACCTTGCTCGCAAGCGGAGTATGGAATCCGAGAATGTTGGGCAGTTTTTCAAGGATGCTTGGGGAAATCTCAAGGGCATTGTCAAGACGCCATACGACGTGCTGGAGAAGGGTATTCCGGCCACGTTTGGAGATCCAGGAGCGGGGCGCCGGGCACGGCAAGCGGCAAGTGAAGCGGCGGCAATGGGGTATCCAGTAGCCCAGTCAGTCATCCCGGGCGCAGCGCCGACTGGCGCACTTCCTGCACCGCAAGCCGCCCCCGTGGCACCGCCAGCGCCTGCAGCCGTGGCTCCGGTAGCCCGCGCGCGCGCGCTTCCGCCTCAAGCCGGCGCCATCGGCATGGTGCCGCAGGCCCAGGCGAATGCCTTGGAAGGCGCAATTCCTCCCCAAGCTACTCCAGTCGCCGCGCCTGTTGCTCCTCCTGTTGCACCCGTCGCCGCTCCCGTGGTGCCGAAGTCAACGCTGGTCGAAGAATACAGCAAGGCACTCGAAAAGCTGAAAACAACGGATACTTCAGGGCGTCTCACGGCTGAACAGCAATATCGGTCGGAGCTTTCCTTCTGGCTGAACATGCTCGCCGCGGCTTCGGAGCCCGGAGCCCGGGCCGGCGGGGCAATCGGCAAAGCCGGTGCGGCAGCATTGGAAGGCATGACTAAGCAAGAAACCGAGAACAAAAAAGCCGCGATGGAGATGCTGAAGTCGAACAAGGAGGACGTGTATCGGCTGGCGATGCTGGCGGACAAGCAGGGTGACAACGAACTCGCCCAGGCCAAGTTGAAGGCTGAAATAGCGCACTGGGAGAACATCGACAAAGCGCAGGCCGAGCACTACAAGAACGAGGCCAAACGTCTCGAAAGAGAAAACCTCACGGCCATCGAAACGTCGAAGGGCTTCCTTGCCATCGACAAGACCGGACGGGTAGCGCCGTACCTGATTACCGACAAAGACGGCAAGCCATTCATGCCAACGCCAAAGCAGCAGACTGACCCTCGTGCCGCTGAGATGCAGATGCTGGACCGCTGGACAAAATCGACGCCCGAGCAGAAGGAAGACATCGGTGCATTTTTGCAGGCGCGCGGGAAGGGGCCGAAGGAAGAACGAGATCGCCAAAAGGAGTTGATTGACAAAGAAATAGTGAAGGCGCTCGCCGATCCGATGAACAAGCTGACCGGCCCTCAACTTCGGGAGAAGATCATGAGTGGGTTGACCGGCGCACAGGCAGGGGCTGGATTGCCAAGGTTCAATACATTGGAGGAAGCGCGGGCTGCAAAGAAGGCTGGCAAGATCAAGGCAGGAGATACGATTATGACTCCGACCGGGCCAATAGTGGTGAAATGACATGGGCTGGGAAGAAATTGGAGCGCCAGCAGAGGATTGGAGTGAGATAGGTGCCAGTCCAGAGGAACTTGCTGCTCGCAAGAAGCGCCCAGGCTTCATCCGTGAAGTCGCGCGCCAAGTTGGTGATGCTATTACTCACCACGTTCCAGCCGCAATCGCTTCGACCATCGAGGGCGAGAAGCCGTTCAGCGCTACGGAACCACGCAATTTTCTGGATACTTTGGTCGAGCGTGGCCGCACCAAATCGAAGGAACGCGCTGCGGAGGGCGGTGAATCAGATCCTTTGCTTGGTGGCCTAATTACCCGCAGTGATGTACGCGACAACCTTGGGCCGAGCCTCGGGTTCTCCGCGGCTGGTATGGGAGCCGGCGTACTGGCTGGAATACCAGCCGGAATTGCTGGCACTGCTGTAGGTGGACTCGCAGGAGGAGCCATTGCCGGGTATGGCGCTGGTGGTGCTGCAAATTATGCGGCCATGCAGCGCAGTATGGCGAACCAGTTCCTGCGAGATGCTCGGGACAAGGAAGACGCCATTGCCGTCAAGGCTCGCGGGACGCCGCTCACGGATCAGGAGTGGGTCACTGGCTACGAGCCAAAGTACATAGAAAACGCTCGCGCATCCGGGCATTGGGAGGCGGGTCCGGAGGTCGCATCGAACGTTGCGCAGTTGGCGCTGCTTTCAACGCCCATAGGACGCATCATCAAGCCTCTGGCGAATAAGGGCCTGTTGACCAGGGGGGCGGCGAAACTGGGTGGAATGACGCTCGCCGAAGTCCCTTCAGAGGCGCTCACCAACATCAAGCAGCAGCCGCTTCAAGTCGAGTCCGGATTACAAGAGGGGCCAGCCTACAAGACCGACAGCGCGAGCGACTGGTGGAAGGCGACGAAGGATATCCTGGCTCCGACGCTGATTCAGACCGCATTGATGGGCGGCGCTGGTGCGGTCGCCGTGAAGGCGCATTCCTACTTGACCGACCGCGACATCGCCAAAGACATACTGGACCGCGCCGTTAGGGGCGATCTCCCAATGCCCACGGCCCCGCCGGCTGTCGTTCCTGGTGCCCCTCCTTCACCAGACGCGGTACAGGCGGCGGCCGGGGCACCAGTCGAGCCTGTAGTGCCCGTCCTCGAAACCGAGACCGGACGCATCACCCCGGCTGGAAAACGCCAGCGCGAGGCCGAAAAGAAGGCCAGAGGGGCAGAATTCCGAGACCTGATGCTTTCCGAGCAGGAGGACTTGGCTCGCCGTAAGGCTGATATCGAGGTCAAGACTGTTGCGGCGCAGCAAGCCTTCCTGGACCAAGCCGAAGCCGAACGCGCCTCGGCGCAGGAGACGCTGGACCGCACCATCGAGGGGAACCGGCAGCGGCAGTCCGAAACCGGGCGGTTCGCGGTCCTGGACGGCATTCTTGCCGACGAGGCCATCGTCAACCCGGTCGAAGCTTTCAAGGCCGAACTGGGGCGGCAGGGCTACCAGGACACCACACCGACAGAGCAGGAAGTGGCCCACGTCGAGCGGTTCCAGGGCATCAAGGAAGCGATCGCCAAGGACATGATTGAGCCGTCCACGCCGAACGAGATGCCGGAGAACCTGATCCCGGCGGCAGGGGAGAAACTGACCCGGGCGCAGCGGCGCGCGGCGCTACGGGCGCCGGTCGACGAGGCTGCCCATGTGGCCGCCACGAGCCCGACGAACGAACTTCCAGAGCCGACCGACGGCCAGAAGGATGCCGGGAACTATCAGAAGGGGCACGCCGTCGTCGGCGGCATGGACATTTCAGTCGAGAATCCGGCCGGGTCCAAGCGCCGCCCGGAATGGCCACCGCTATCGGCCCACTACGGCTACGTGAAAGGGGTAGCCGCGCGCGCCCCGGACAAAGAGCACGTCGACGTGTTCATCAAGCCCGGCACGCCCACAGATTTCGCTGGCGAGGTCTACGTGGTCGACCAGAATAAGGCCGACGGATCCTTCGACGAACCAAAAACAGTGATCGGGGCGGCGAGCATAAAGGAAGCCCGCTCGCTCTATCTGGCGAACTACAAGAAGGGTTGGGAGAAGCGCGTGCGCCAGATCACGCCTTTGACCATGGCCGAGTACAAAACCCGGCTTCAGGATCCGAAGGCATTCCTGCAACCGCAAGGAGGTCAACATGCCGTTCAAATCGAAGGCGCAGCAAAAAGCAGCATTCAGCGGGGCACTGGGCCCGGAAATGAAGAAAAAGGCGTTGGAGTGGGCGCACGAAACGCCGAACCTGTCGGTGTTGCCGGAGCACGTGAAGCCGCGGCCGAGCCGGGGGCGGGGCGTGGTGAGCAAGGTCCGAAGGTAAAGAAAGCCGCGCTGATCCCGACGCGCGCTGGCATCAAGGTGGTGCCGCTGGACGAAAGCGGCGAGCCGGTCGCCGGTAAAGCGCACATGGCTGGCGAGAAGCCGATCGCCGCAGCCGACGCCGGTAAAGTCTCCGCCGACGACTTCGCCGCCATGATCGACGAGGTTCAGGGCGAGAGGACCAAGGAAGCCGAGGCGGCGCCAGCACTGACCGACCTTTCAACGGCAGAAGCCGCCGCGGTCCGCAATTTGGTCGAAACCGTGCGCGATCCAGCCGAAATAGATGCGGCCCTCGCCAAAGCGGCGAAAGATGCCGACGATGCCACCAAAGGCAAGCCGCCCGCCGCTTTCACGGCGGCGGTCATCACCAATCTGAATGAGGTCACAAATGAGACTCAGCACACCAGCCAGGACGAGGCAGTTCTTCAGCCTGAAGAAGGCGGCGGAGCAGTACCAGAAGTTGCTGTTCGGGCAGAACCAGAAAAAGGCGCCGTACCAGCCGCCGAAGGAACAGGGGAACCTGCCGCTGTAAGCGACGCAAAACTCGAAGCCGCCTTCCAGGAAGGAATCAAAAACACCGAGGAACACGGCAAGGTAAACTTCGAAAAACCTGATTACGCCGACTTGTTGCAGACCTACCATCAAATCCTGCGTGCTCTGTTGGGTAGAGATACAAACATTCCATCCCAAGGCGTATCGCAATATTTTGGTACTCAGGCGATGTTTCAGGGACCGCTTACCGTCGAGAACTTGCGCACGAATTTCAATCGTTATGTTGAATGGTTGACTAGCCAAGTTGAGAAACGGTCGGCTGGCATCGACGAGCGCTACTATGGCGGCGAATTTCCATATGAACGCAATATCAGCAAGTTCAACAAAGCAGCGAGCGAACTGCGTCGCAGTTACGAGGAAACCATCGAGGCCGCAGAGGCTATGAATCCAGATTCGCCAATTGTGGCAGAGTTGAGAGATGCAGTCGAGTCCAAAGCCGATGGATGGGAAACAGAAGCTGCAGCGCTACGTTTGCAGATGGAGCAGGAACAGGAAGAAAAAGCCATTGCTGAGCAAGCGGCCGGAGAAGCCAAAATCCAGCCATTTAATCCCGAACCGCAGCCGCTCCAGAAGAAAGCACTCGGCCTATCCAAGTCCTCGGCCAATTGGCTGATGGCAAGACGTGGTGACGAAGACTGGTACACCAATGGACATGTACTGATAAACAAGCCGCCGATCAAGAACGTGAACGAATTCTTTGGCGACCGCTATAAGGAAGAACGTAAGGATTGGGCACGGGCAGATCAAATACTGGACCGGTTCAAGGGCAAGCAGACCGAGGTTCAGCCGATTGCCGAACTTTACGAGAAGCAATTTACCGCCGTCCTGTTCGATGTCAATGGCACCGTTGCTGGTATAGACCGTAAGTATTACGATCTGATCAAGAAGCTATACCCGGAGGCTCAATTCGTTATCAGGAAGAGCAGCGACGACAAGACCGCAATAGAAGTCATGGTGAGCAAAGACGTTGTCGGCGTCGTCATGCCGATCCGCACCGAAATCGAGCGTGACGTGGCGCAGGTAAAGGCTCTACTCGCATCACGGACTGAACCCCAACCCGCTCCCGAGAAGGCTACGCCTGTCACGCCGTCCAAGGTAGGCGATGAAGTCCGCATCATGGGCGTGGATAGCGTTGTTGCCCGCACCGAAACTATCGGTGGCGTGCGCTACGATCTGTTCAACGGCTCGAAGCTCAAAGAAGATCGAGCGGCCATCCGTGTTGCTGATGGGGATACAGGAAACGTGGTGTCGATCAAGCAGTATCCGACCTTCGATGCTGCCGAGAAGGACTTCAACGATACTGTTGCGAAAGCGAATGCAATGGAGGCCGCTCCCGAGCAGGCGAAGGCGGGAGAGGGGACGGAAGGAATGCGACGGTCAGTAGCTGGTGGCGTCAAGGTTGAGGTTGGTGATCTGAGTCGCGCAGTTCTGTCCCGCATGGATATGCGTCTGAAGGCACTCGGATACGATTCCCGCGGATCTGACGACGTGCGCACCATGCTCAATACGCGCATAGCGCCAGACGGCGTTATCACGCATCCAGACTGGATTGCGGCCTACGAGACGGCGGTTAAAGGTGCTCAATCGACACGCGAAAGAGTTGATGCGAAGAGGGCCGAGCGCGGTCTATCGGCCAACGTAGATTTTGCTCGTATGCGCGAACTTGGCCTGACCGACGATTGGCGTGAAGCTGGCTATATCACGCCGAGAGGAGCGCTGATTGACCTATCCGGTAAGCGCGAAGGTGGAGAGCGCGGAACACGATCCTACGATCATCGTGAGGCTGGCGGCACGACCGGGATGCAAGAGTACATGGCGCTTGGTCACATTCGCATTGACTCCAACGCCAAAACCTTAGACATCAGCCGCGAACCGACGCCAGAACAATACAAACGGATCTCAGAATTTGCGGAGAACAGTGGTGGCGAGATTACGTTGGACCTTGAAAACGGACTCGGTGAGTTGCGCGGTGATTACTACTCGAAACCGGATCGCACATTTTCGCGTGAATATCCAGTCGATACGAAGTCATCACGCATCCTTGCGGATATACGGCGCTTCTATTTTGGAGAGGAACCAACTGCGTTACCTGTGGGTCGCTCCATCGGTGCCGACCAAGGCCCCTACCACACGCCGGAAACCCTGCGCACCGACCTGGCCGAAGCCCTGAACGCACGCTCCAAGGGTCTGGGTGATGCCATCCTCGCCATGCCGAACGTGGATGTGGTGTGGCTGGAAAACGCCCCGGAAGGCGAGAAACGGGCTGGTACTACGGCTTTCGTGACCCCTGACGGGCGGGTAACTTTCATTGCAGACATGATCCCGACAGCTTGGGGACCGGAGCAACTTGTCGGCTTGGCGACGCATGAAATCGCCGTCCATGCCGTTCGGATGAACAAGTCGGATGCGGAGTGGAACCAGATCATTCAAAGTCTGCGCAAGATGAGGGCGGGCGGCGTCGAGGCAGTGCAGGAAGCCTACAAAAAGGCCGAGCAAGCCGGAACGTCGTCCGCGCTCATGGACGAGGAAGGGCTTGGCTACCTCGTCGCCATGAATCCAAACCTTCCTATCGTCAAGCGCTTCATTGCTTGGGTGCGGAAGATGATCCGCTCGCTGGCTCGAAGTCTGCCTGGGCTGAAAGGGCTTCCGATAGTGAAATGGGCCGACAGCTTGACCGTTGACGATCTTCATGCAATGGCTGCGGATGCGCTGCGGGCTGCGCCTAAAATTGCCGAACGCAACGGCGAGAAGCTGGACGCCATGCGTGAGGAAGCTAAGTTTAGCAAGCAGGACCAGACGCAGACGCCAACACGACAAGAAGTCCACGCCGCGATGCTCGCCTGGCGCGAGGCGGTGAAGAAAGGGGACCAGAAAGCGACCGACGAGGCGTTCAGCAAATGGCGGGATCTGCGGCATCGGGAGCAGGGGATAGGTGAATCCAGCGCCGCTCTCATACAAGACCAGACGCAGACGAACCCCGACATCCGCCGCTCGGTAGGTGAATCTCCGATCACCACGCAGGCCCGGCTGCAAAACGTCGCCTTCGACTCGGCCAAAGTTCAATGGCAGGACTTCGTGAAGTCGGACCGAACCTTGAGCCATGTCTACAAGGTCAATACGCCGTTCCATTTGGCTGAAGCAAACTGGAAGGATGGGACGCCGATCTATCCCGGCTTCAAGCCTGTCTACGAAGAAGGGCAGGCGGCGAACTACACCGTGGCCAGGCTGGCGAATGAAGCTGCAGACCTCGCCAAAGACCTGATGCCGCGGATCGAGACGGTCAAAGATGCCCTGCCGGAATGGCTCGGCGGCACGAAGCAGAACAGCCTGAACCGTGAGGGGGTCGAGAAACTGAGCGACGCCCTGATGGCTGGGACTTTGTCCGGTGGTGGTAACCCATTGGAAGGCCGCAAGTGGACCAATGCTGAACTGAAATCCGGGATCACGGAAAGCAAGGAAGGTGCTATTGAAGGGCTCCAGTTAGGCTTCAGGCCGTTGAACGACACCGAGATAGGCGTCTACCATCAAGCTCTGGACTCGGCCGCCTACTCGCTGGAAGAGCACTCCAAAGGCATCCTGTGGCGGCTGGCCGACCAAAAGAAGATCGCCTTGGACGGTGCCATGTCGCTCGAGGAGATGGCCGGGACCGCCGTCGAGGAAGCCCAGGACCGTGTCGGCATCCTACGGACGCAGCAGGAGGACGTGGCCGAGCGCATCAAGGGCGCCCAAGGGGAAGACCTGACCAGAGCCCGGACCGAACTCGGCCGGATCGACCGCAAAATCCAGGAACTCGATGGTTTCGCCGATCAGGTGAAGGACATCGAGAAAAAGACCAACGGTCTGATCGATCGCGGCTACTTCCCGGCCCTGCGGTTCGGCGAGCACTTCGTCAACGCCACGGACATGAAGCAGGACGAGGATGGAAACGTCATTCGGACCGAGCGCCACTTCAGCCGGCACGAGAACCAGACTCAGGCGAACATCGCCAAGCGCGAGGTCCAAAGGCTTTACCCGGAAGCCATGGTGACCTCCGGAATCATGCCCATGGAAGCGAGCAAGCTTTTTCAAGGGCTGAATCTGGACGCCCTCGAGCTGTTCGCCGAGCACTTGGTCGACGACCAAGGAAATCCGATCAGCAAAGACCCGCTGATGCAGCAGTATTTCCGGCTCGCGGTTCAAGAGCGCAGCAGCCTGCATCGGGAGCAGCACCGCAAGGGGATCCCCGGTTACTCGAAGGACGTGCCGCGCGTCATGTCGCAGTTCACGACTTCGATGGCTTCTTCAACGGCTCGGCATTACCACGCCAGCAAGATGATGGCCGCAGTCAAGAACATCCGGGCCGGCGATCTCCAGGACTACGCGACCCGGTACGTGAAGTACCTGCAAGATCCGAAGGAAGAGGCGAGCTTGGTCCGTTCCGTGCTCGCCAACTACTACATTCTCGGCTCGATCGCCTTCGGTGCCGTGAACTCGGTCCAGCCGGTCTTGATGACCGCACCGTACTTGACGCAGTACACCAGTTGGGCGAGCGCGATGAAGCACCTTGGAACCGCCTCGCTCGATATCGTGCGCGGCAAGAAGACGTGGACCGCAGACGAGCGTGCAGCCTACGAGCGCGCGAGCAAGGAAGGAACGGTCTCCCCGCAGGAACTCCACCAGATCACGGCTCACGGTCGGGCGCAGATGCTCGGCGATTCACCCCTGTGGCAGAAACTTGAGGCGTTTGCGAACAGCATCGGCATGGGACTGCCGGGCAAGATGGCGCTGCGTAAGGTGCAATTCATGTGGGGGTCCATTTATGCCTTGACCGAGCAGTTCAACAGAGGAACGACTTTCCTCGCTGCTTATCGCTTGGCGAAGGAACTCAAGAAGTCCGACCCTTACGCTTTCGCCAAGGAAGCTGTGGACACAACGCAAGTTGTATATTGCGTTGACACCGATACCGAGATCCTTACTGCTGCCGGATGGAAACGGCATAACCAGTTACATATCGGCGACTCTGTCTATGCCGTGGATGGCGAAGGTTGTGTGGTAGAGGACAACATACATGACGTACACGTATTCCCCGGTTCTCACGAGATCACTGAATTCCGTAACGGTAATGGGCTGAGCATCGTGGTCACGGATGACCATAGAAATGTCATTCAAAACTACAGTAGTCGTGACAAAAAGTGGCAATCAATTCGGTATGTAAAAACCAGTGATCTGAAGGGCTGTAATTTCTTTTTGCGCGCACCGCTTGGTAGTTCCATGAAGCGTGTTGCGCGCTATACCGACGATCAGGTTCGATTGCTGGCGTGGGTGGCGGCCGAAGGTTCTTTCTTTGCCCATCGTGGTTGTAAGATTAAGAGAGGCGTAGTCATAGTTCAGAGTCAGAGCCACAATCCAGAATACGTTAACGAGATTCAAGACCTTCTAATTCGTCTCGGCGGTCATTTCAACAGGACCGAACACTCTCCAGCGAAGCGCGGCGACTGGATGATTGCGTGGACTCTCCGTAAGCCGCTGTGGTCGTTCATTGGTGCGGAACTACCTGGTAAGCGAGTGACAATGGAGTTGCTATCGAAGCTTACTGTGCCGCAGATGGCTATGTTCCTTCATACCTTTGGGAAAGGAGACGGACATTTTCCACTTGAAGGAGGAATGACAATATCACAAAAGAGCATTGAGACGCTGCATACACTTCAGGCCATGGCAGTATTGTCAGGACAATCGTCAACCGTATATGAACGTGTTGGCACACACGATTTCGGCGCTCTTTACGTTGCCAAAAATAGCAAGCGCGCTTACGTAAAGGAATTCACAACAACGCGCAAGACAGTAGATACGGTATGGTGTCCGCAGACGGCGCAAGGGACGTGGATAGCGCGGCGCAATGGTAGGACATTCATTACCGGAAACTCGAAAGCAAACCGCCCCGAATGGGCGCGCGGGCCGATAGGTTCAGTCGTGATGACCTTCAAACAGTTCAACATCAGCTACATCGAACTGGCGAAACGTCTCTACACCACGGACAAGAAAGCCTTCGGCATCCTGATGCTGCACCTGTTTGTTCTGGCCGGCGCCGCCGGACTCCCGTTTGCCGAGGACATCGAGGATATTCTCGACACTATCGGACAGTGGATGGGGTACGACACCAATACCAGGGCGTCGCTGCGCAAAGCCGTAGCCGGCATGGTTGGTGAGGACATCGGCGACTTCTTGTTGCACGGCGTCAGCGCCATTCCAGGAATGCCGATCGACGTGTCGGTCCGTATGGGATTCCAGAATCTCATCCCTGGCACGGCGATGCTCAAAGTTTCGGAACCGGACGCGACCCGCGATATCCTCGAATTGCTCGGTCCGGCCGGAACCCTGGTGAAGAATCTGAAGACCGCCGTCCAGGAAGCCGGCATGGGACGCTTTGACAAGGCCAAATTACTCGCTCCGCTTGCAATCCAGAACGTCCTGAAGGGTGCGGATATGTGGGCCACGGACGAATACAAGGACATGAAAGGCCGCAAGGTCATCGACGTGGACAAGGTGGACTCCATGTTCAAGATGATTGGGTTGCAGCCTTCCAGTGTCGCCCGGCAGACCCGTCTCGCCGGAGAAGTCTATCAGGACATCGCGCTCGCCAGAGCGGTTGAGACGGCTATCGCCGACAAGATCGCGCAGTCGATCAACGAGGACAAGCCGGAACTGCGCGAGGAAGCATTCGCTGAATTGCAGCGGTGGAATGAGCGGAACGTCGATATGCCGATACGGATCAACCGGGCTCAAATCCTGCGTCGCGTGCAGGAGATGCGCAGCACGAGGGAAAGCCGCGTCATCAAGTCGGCGCCCCGTGAAATGCGTGGCGCGGTGGCGCAGCAACTGACACCATGACCTCGGCTGCAATCATCGTCGGATACTGTCTGGCTCTGGTCGCGGTCGCCGTCCTCTGCGAACGCTGGTCGCCGCTGGTCATTTTGGCGCTCGTCGGTGTGATTGGCGTTTGGAAGCTGTTTTAGTTTTTCTCGCGGCACCAAAACCGGACATCAGAACATCCTCGATGTCGTCGTCAGGCGGTGGTAGTGGTTTCGACATGGCAAACGCTGCCTTTAACACCGCAAGTGATGGCGGGTTGTCGCGGTAAATCTTACGGATAATCTTCTTCTTTGGCTTCGTCATTGGACTACTCGGGCTCGGGAAGCTGCTATAGGCCGTCACGGTGAATCCGCAGTCTCCCGCTCGCCTCGTAAGTCATCGGCAACTGAATCGCATCGCACAGATCGACGCCGGCGAGTTTCTGTAAAGCTGGTATTGCTAGTCGCGTTCTGAGTTTGCGGATGCGCCACGGCGGTCCTGCTGGCATGTAGATACCACCTTCAGCGATGCAGCCAAGACAGCCTTCAGGGGTGACTTCATCATCCCGGTCGTCCACGATGCGCTCCAGTTCCGCGCGCAGTGCCGGACTCATTTCAACGGCCTGTGCATCGGTCGGCCAGTACAGGTTTTGATACGATTCGGTGAGCCCGTTCTTTGTAATCCAGTGACGCGAGGCGGCGGATAACTGACTCGGATCTTCGTACTGCTCCTGTGTCAGCACACAGGCCCCTTTGTCCTGATACCAGCGCTCGGACAACTTGATGAGTTCCGGGTAGCGCCAGTATAGAGGCGTGCCGCGAATCTGCGGATATACAGTCAGCAGACGATCAAATTCTGCGCGAAGAACATCAGCCTGATTTCCTTCTGTGCCTTCGACCTCGATGGTCACATAAGGGGTTAATGCGTGCCAGCGCTCGTCGTTGTCATCAACCATGATGGCATTGAGCGCCCATAGCGGGCGCGGCTCGACGTAGGCCCATTGGATACCGAGTGAACACTTGAAAGCCGTCTTCAGGAAAGAGGCTAGTTCCAGCGCCGGCATACGAGGAATAATCTCTGCCAATGCCTTTACCGGAATCGCAGTCCCGGCCGCAATGGCGGCGAGAGTTTGAAGGAATGATCTGCGGTTCATAACACCTCACAATGCCCCATCAACTCATCATCCAGCGTGACCTTGACCACGTGCCAGCCGAAGGTATTGGCGTCTTCTTTGATACGGTCTTCAGCAATTTCAGTTGTTGTGAAATAGAGTTTCCATCCGAAGCCGGGAACATTGGCCGTCCCTGATGCGTTAACTACGAAACCATCAATGATCTGGATCTTCTGGAACACCATGAAGGCAGTGATCATGCTGCCCTCCTTGAAAGCGGTGATACCCGCGTCTCGAACATTCCGCACAAAATTGGATTCATTTCCATAGCGAGACGGGCACAGTCGGCCGTATAGGTGTTGTTCAATTTCCATTCGCCAGAGAGTTCACCAATAGCCGATTGAAACCGAAGTGTCTCCCAAAGACTTTTAGCTCCAAGGTGTCTCTTGGAGTGAGCGAGCCGAAGCGCCAGATCTTCAAAGCCGACGTAGACGTGAAAGTTTTCCTCCAGCCACCCACGGAAGTCGTCCCGAAACAGCGTCGGCCTCGAGTCGAGGAAGCACATGGCCGAGTGTTTGCGGGACGAATCCACGGCTGTCAGGCCACGTTCGCCGGATCACTTTCGTCGACGACAGCTCGCTCGACCTCGACTCCGGCCTTCATCAACCTGACCACGTCCGAGGATGTGGCCGCTTTCGCTGTGAAACGGTCTTTGACGGTGTGCCTGATTGCTTGGGATGGATTGTTGGCTTCGACCAGATATTGGATTCCGCCAGAGTCAACGTCTGAGAGTTCGTTTACTACGTAGATTCGTGCCATATCATCTCCTTGGGTTAAAGTTGAATCAGTTTAGGAATAGGCCAGCCGTCACCGGAACTTCCTGCGTTCCGATGTTCCTCTGGGCCTGCGCCCTTTGGTGGCCTGACGGCATGCGATTCTTCTTCCCGGTCCCCGTATCGTGGGCCTGACGCTTCCTACGTGTTGCCCCGGTTCGTGGCAGTTGCTCGCACACACACTGTCTGCGCTGGCTGGCTAAAGCGCATCGCTTCTGCTCCGCGCCGGGACGACAACCCGCTTGATACGCTCGGAGTGCGACGCAATCAAGATCACTTATTGCGCAGTTGGAGGTATAGGTCATTTTTTGTCCATCCAAATACAAAGACCGACCTGGACTACACGGATTGGTCGTCGGAATGTGGAGCAAGCGCCGCAGCACGGCCAAAGCCAGCGGCGACGGTCCCTTGCGGACTTGGCCGCGGGCGAGATTGGCTAGGCTACGGGGACAGACGTTCATGCTCGTTGCGGTTGTTGTGGCAAATTATAAACCTTGAATGACCGGATGATCTGCCCCACTACCGTTGGCGAGCCGTGCTCGTCGGCTACATTGGCGGCGCGTTCCAGGGCGGTATTGATGCGCGCTTGGGCGCACATCTCGCCGTTGTGGCGCTCTTGCGAGGCAATATCATTCTGGCAGACGCCGCATCTCATTTCTTATTCCTTCTTCGTAGCCGCTTTCACAAGCGTGTGCGGGTACTCCGGCTTGTTCTTGATGACCTGCCCGAAGTAGCGCCCCTTACTCTCCGCCGCCATGAAATCGTCGTACACCTTCTGCGGCACGTTGGCGTAGCTGTAGATAGGCCCTTCCGAGGAAGTCTTGCCGGGGTGGAACTGGATGTAAAGAGTCTGAGTGGCGGCGTCGTAGTCGGTCGCCGCGAGTTGACTGCTGTTAAGGACGGGTTTCAGGTTCATGGTTTTCTCCTTGGTTGACGATCCTTCTCGTAGAGATACAAGCCGCGTTCCAGCAAGATGGAGCGCCAGAATCGTCCGGTCATCATCGCTCCATCACCGAAACATATCTCCGTTTCTCTTTCTTCCAGTTGGTAGCGTGCAACTCGTTGTTTGGGTCTAGCCTGAATACCCTCATTTTGCGAGCATCCTCCAGCGTAATCCCGAACTGATTCACTGCGGCCGGTTGCTGCTTCGAATTAACCTCCAACAATGCATCAAAACGGGCCTTCCACTCGATGACTTCCTGGTCGGCCTTCAAGGCTCTGACGCGGTACATATTGCGCTCATCACACACGAGCTTGAATTCACGGCGCAAAACATTCATTTTGCTACGCTCGGTGCGTAGCTGCGTTTCGGCAGACGGTAATTTCCCCATCAGGAACCTTTCGCCTTCGCCGCACTCTGCTGGATCTCCGCCTTGAACCCCGGCACGTTGAAAAGCTGCTTCTGAGCCGTCGCCGTGCGGTTGATCGCCACCAGGTCGAGCTTCAGGTAGGCCAGCATCTCCGGGCGGGCTGAAGCTGCAGCACAAATCGCCTTCTTCGCCTCGTGGTCGTCGACCGTCTGGATTGCTATCCATTTACTACGGAAAGTGGTCCCGACAACCTCCCGCATCTCCGCCGCCGGCTGACTTGTGGCTTGCGCTTCCGCACCGAGGGTCAACTGCTGCGCCTTGGCGGCGCCCTCGGCCTCGGCGGACCGGGCCTGCTCGGTAGCCTTGGCCTCGGCCGCCGCACGCGCCTGGGCCTCTTTCCTGGCCTCTGCCTCGCGCCGGGCGGATTCTTGGGCCGCTTGCTTGTCCCCCTCGTCAATCGCCTTCTGGCGGGCCGCGGCTGCCGCCCGGACCTCGTTTTCGGCCTTCTGGCGAGCTTCGGCCTCACGGCGGGCCAATTCTTCCTTCTGACGGGTGATTTCGGCTGCTCGTGCCAGCTCGGCTTTGGCTCTGGCTTCGGCCTCGGCCCGGAGCTTGCGCGCCAGTTCTTCCTTGGCGGCGTTCTCAGCGGCGACACGCTTCTGCTCCTGGGTGCGCCAGCCGAGCAGCTTGCCGTTGTAGCAGGCCACGGCCGCTTCCAGGTCGTCGATCGCCGGCTTGAACAGGTTCTTGGCTGCTTCGATGATCATTTGGGCCGGGACGATGAATTCCTTGTACTTACCGTCCAAGACTTTGACCATGGATTTCGCCCGGTTCGCTTCGCCTGCAACGGCGTCGGCGGTGTCCGGGTCGTCTATCACCCAGGATGCCGCGACGGAAAGCGCCGTCATGTTGGCTTTGATGAGGGCCTGGGTAGCGGGATCCATGACGAGGGTCGCGCTCAGGGGTTGCTGTTCGGTGTTCATCCTTTTTCTCCTTTGATGAAAAATTACGTCCGATGCTCCTGTAACCAGCGATGCACAGTCAGGCAAGCCAGAAACGTCCCCCAATCGGAATTGCTCTCGAAAACTTGGAGCCTGTAATTCCCGTCCTTCTGCAGCTTCAATCCAGCACGCCACCGGATTCTCATGTTCGTATCCGGCTGCATCGTGTCCTCGGCGGCGGCGTACCCGGCGAGTTGGCAGCCGGTGCTCGGATCATCGTAGGCCGAGCGCTTCAAGTCCACGATGCCGCGCCCCTTCAGCTTCGGCAGCTTCGGCGCGCGGCCGAATAGATCCGCGGTGCCTGCGTATTTGTACTGGGCATGGAAAACGCGCTTCTCCGACCCATCTACCGCAAACCCGGTGTCATCCTTGAACTTTCTCCAAGCGGCGAGGAACGGGCGCAGCCATTCTGGTAGGTTCGCTTCGTCGAGCGTGCCTTCCGTCTCGTACTGCACCATCGCGTGAATGGCCTGACCTTCGGCCCGAGCTTTTACCATGACGCCTTCCGGGATGTGGGACCAGTTGTTTAGGGATGACAGCACCTGCGTTACGCTCGGTACGATTTTGCCTTCCCAAGCGTACTCGTGGCGTTCTTCGTTGAAGGTCAGACTCACGTTTCTATTCCAGGCCGATAATCCTGCCACCGTTCAAAGAACAACGTCGAGCCACCTGGCGTCGTGCGCCATGTCGAGGCGACAGCGGCGTGAGGAATTCTACCTGCGTCACCGTTGTAGTGGCTCGGATTTACAGAGAGAAAATAGTCTTTGAATGAGCCGTCAGGTTCTGCGGTTGAGTTCCTAACCTTGACGAAGGTGAGCGGCGTGTCATCGGCGAATTCCTTGCAATATAACTCGCCAAAATCGTCCAGAGAGACCGGCAGCAGGCCGCTGTCCAGAATGTATTTGTCCTCACCATAGCGGGATACCATGACGCGGCGGACTTCGGCGTTTGTTTCATTCTCTATGTGCTTGACCGTTATCCAGTCCGGGCGCACAATCACGAACGCCGGGACGAGTACGCCATGCCAGAAATATAGATTTTCAATGTCCGATTCCAAGGCGGCGTAGCTGTCGTTATGCAAACGGCGGCCAGTCTCTGTCGGCTCTATATGAACCGTGGGCTTCGCCACCCAATATAACGTGTCCTCGGTCCAGTATAAAAACCACGCACCAGCGATGAAGGCTTCCAACAGCGGATCTGACCATGCTTTGACTGCGGGCGTATTCGCGCCGAAGGCCGCAGTAACGATCCATGAGAGATCCCATCGCGCCCACCACCATCCGCTGGATTGTAGGCACCAAGCAGTAAAACGTTTGATAGACGATAAAGCGTCACGGGCGTCAAGGGCGTCAAGGGCGTCACGGGCGGCACGGGCGTCAAGGGCGTCAAGGGCGGCACGGGCGTCAAGGGCGTCACGGGCGTCACGGGCGGCACGGGCG